CCATCGAGATCACCCTTGCTCGTAAAGCTGATATGAAGATGAGACTTGTGGCTATTGCTTCCAGTATATTTTCGCCAAGCCCAGCGCCTCTTGGATGATGCGATTCGTCCATCGAATATAATGTATTTAATTCGTAAATCTCCAGATTTCGCACAGAGTCGAATCTGGTCTGCAAGGTAAGGCATGAGGTCTGGCTTGGAAGCTCCGCTGAGATCGCGGTCAAAGTCACAGGCTCGTACAACATGTTTAGCAGTCGGATCTGGATTATGATCTGACTTAAGATGTGAATGTCTAACATCACCCAAGAACCCATCCGAGCGTCTATCTCGGTCTGGGTAACTATCATCGAGCTGCTCCCTTAGTTGAACGCCAGCCTTGCAAAGCCACCATTTCATGCCTCAGGCACCACATGAGCTGCGTTAGAACACTCCCAACGCTTTAGGTCATTTAGCAAAACTTCCTCATGACCACAAGTAGGCATTGGAGCAATAAAGGCATCATCTATTGGGTCGTAAAGATAACCAATGGATGCGTAGTTATAGCGAATCTTTGAGTTATAGGAAGTACGGATGCAACGCTGTCCCCTAAACTCGCCGTACCAATCTTCTGGAGTCTTGTCTTCAATTAGTTCGGTTTCGTCAATTCCAACGATGACTTCTGTAACAATGTTATCTTCGTCTAAAAATGCGTAATGTGCCATTATGCCCAGCTCACATTTCCTGTACCAGCAGTAATTGTCGCAATAGTGTTAGAACCATTTGTAGTTGTTGATCCTGTAAGACCTGCACCGATTGTGATAGTTCCTGCTGCTGTTGGGAAACGTAAAATAACAATGCCTGAACCGCCATTACCACCCGCGCCGCCATCGCCACCTGAAACGTCACCGCCGCCACCACCGCCTGCGCCTCTATTTGCTGTGCCTGCTGTTGCCGCTGTTGTATTTGATGATCCAGCACCGCCGCCACCAGAACCACCTGCACCTGCAGCTGAAACTGTGCCGCGTGAACCACCGCCGCCACCGCCTGCATAAGTTACAGATGAACCTGAAATAGAAGTTGAAACTCCCGCACCGCCTGTTGGGCTGCTGCTTCCCGCAGTACCTACTGCACCAGCACCGCCACCACCGCCGCCGCGAAGATTTGAGTCACTTCCTTGACCGCCTGCAAAGCCTTGATTGGCTGTTCCATCGCTTCCAACAATGTTGCTGTTACCAGTTCCACCACCACCAGAACCGCCTGTTGTACCTTTGACTTGGACTTGACCTGATCCGCCACCGCCGCCACCTAAAGCAGTAATGGTTGAAAATACCGAGTTTGCACCATTTGATGCGGAAGTATTTTTGCTGGTTGCTCCAGCACTACCCGCTCCAACTGTGACTGTGTAGTTTGTTGATTTAGATAACGTCAATGCAGTTTCTAAAGATCCGCCACCGCCAGTTGCTGTAACTGTGCAACGTAATCCGCCTGCACCACCAGCACCAGCGTATTGCTGTCCGCCGCCACCGCCGCCAGCAACAACTAGATAATCGACAGTTAAAGCAACGGATGCGGCTGCGCTATTGTGAATAGCTGCTATGGCGTTTAACACTATGCAATAGCTCCATAGACTCGCCATGAGTTGGCAGCAAGCTTCACGCAGACTGCGCTCTTGTAACGTGCTAAAACTGGTGATCCTGCTGTGGCTCCAGCACTTTGGATAGTTGTGGTTGCTGGGGTTGTCGCGGTTATGGTTGTTACGCCCGCACCCTCTTGGCTGACTGTAATAGCAGTTCCCACGGGGAAGTTATAGGTCGCATCGGTTGGGATGTAGAAGGTGTTTGCCGAAGCGTTAGACATGGTTACTAGCACTTGGTACTGGTCTGTCGAGGCTGCTGTGTAGCTTGTGCCTGTCTGCGCGTTCAACGTAAAGGCAACTAAGCCATTTGCGGCTGCTGCCGTAAAAACGTCTCCAGTAGTGAAAGGGAATCCTGTTGCCATGTTGCTCCTAATAACTCAATGTAGATGTGCCGATTATACCGTATGTACTGCTTCCAATAATGAAACCATCCACTATTGGCTCAAGCGTGGTGATTGCTACTTGCATTTTATTAGCTGTTATATCCCAAGCGAAGCCCTGCGCCTGTAATGTCTTGGTGATAGTAGAGCCTGATTCTGTGACGTTTGTTATTTCTAGGTTGTCAAAGTAATCAAGCCCAATAAGGGTGTCGGTTGGTACTGCTGGGTCTAGTAAATCCACCAGCATCTCGTCAATACGGATCGTGGTTTCCTTGCGGGTATTGACATAGTTCTGGGCTGCGCCTAGTACCTGTGCATCTGTCTCGGCAATGAGGTTCTCTTGGTTCAAGCCATGAGGGAAATACTTGTCAATCGAGGACTGGCTAAACACGTTCTGGGTAACTGCCCCTGCTCCAGCGCGGGTGAATCGGACATCGTTGATGATGAGCTTGTCATCGAAAGCGTACTTGACGTTTCTGTATGGGATACCTGTGGTTTGATTAAAGGCGATGGCTGCATCGCCAAGGCTGGCTGTAACTTCGCTGCGTGACTTATAGACTGCTGATCCATCAGGGCTCATGTAGAACGCTCCAAGCCCTTCAGAGAACTCTGCGTTCTTAATGGCATCGAGAGTTGTGCGGACTGTGCCTGTGTCTGCAATACAGGTGGCATTGCCTGTTGCTATCTGTCGCATAGAGTTAGGGAACTGGACATCATCCAGAATCTTGTTAATGCGTGTGCCTGTGGTCTGACCTGCTGGTGTATCGGCTACTGTGGCAATATTAGACATCTGCAAGAGACGGAAGCCATCGGTGCAGAGAATATCAACGTACGCCGTCTCCTGCCCTACAGGGAAGGTGTAGCGGTAATCATTGACATAGCCAGAGAATAGGAAGTGGTCTGCTGTAGTTGTGGTGGCAGAAATGCGCACCTTGCGTAATGGCACAAGATAGCCAAAGTAAGGCGAAGCTGGGTTCTGTGGGTTGAAGTAGCCTAGAGGATCTAGCACTCGCACAATGGCTGTGCCAGCATCGTAAGTGTCCTTCAGGATATTACGACCACGCCTAATTGAAATGCTATAGACGTTGGGAGTTAAATCAACTGTAGGGATGATTACATCAGATGAGCCGAATGAATTAACACCGATAACGCCGTTATCTGATGAGCCAATGACGAAGCCAGTACCGAAGGTAGCACCAGAGCTAAAGTCAAAGGTAACTGCTATCTGTGCAGGTAATGTCATCCCGCAAAGCCACCAGTTCTGCGGTTGATATAGGCAGAGTCTCCAGTAGATAGAGACTGGTTTTGTAGGTTCTTTGCAATAGCGTTGGTAAGGTCTCCATCGCCTGTCACTTTCAACTCAACCACTACGTTATTGGCGTTAGGGTTGTAGTTAAGCCCTGTGCGTGTGTTGTAGGTAATCATGTTGTCGGATGGGAAGGTAGGCACGTTTGTAGCTGGTGGAGTTGGCACAGAAGTGTTGCCCTGTGGGGAAGTCGGAACTGGGGCATTACTGACAATGGCTGCTGCCTTGCCAGCAAGATAGGACAGGTAAGCATCGAGGTACTCGAATGGGTTACGAGCATTAGGCAAAGAGGTAAGGAACTTGGCTAGGCTGCCAGAAGCATCTTGAGCCATAAGAATCTGATTAGTTAGATCGCGGGCAACCTTCTCGTTGCCGCTAAGAATTGCAAGTTGAGCCTGTACGCGCAGTTCTTCTTCCTTGGATAATCTGCCTTTAAGAGCTGCGACCAGTTGAATCTGCTCTAGGTCAAAGACTGTGGCAGACTTCTTAAGGCTGTTCTGCTTCTTCTGCTCGGCTGTTAGAGCCTTTGTAGATGCGACCTGCTTCTTAGTTAGGGCTGCAACTTCCTTGGCTCGCTTAGCGGCTGCTGCCTCTGCATCGCGCTGCTGGCGTGTGCGGATTGCTGTACCTGCTGGAGAAGCAGAGCGACCAGATGAAACTGTAGGAGCGCGGTCAAACCTTCTGACGAGTGCGCCATCTGCGCCCGTAAGCCCACCAAAGGAAGTAAGAAAGTCAAGACCTTTATACAGCTGACGAAGTTTGTTGATGGCTTGGGCTGTAACCATAGTAAGGGCGTTAATGCCCTTAGCTATGTCCGCAATAGTCTTCTGTGCATCGCTGGCTTGTGAGCCGCCACCAAGGACTGCAAAAGCATCGACTAGACCTTCACCAATTGACTCCTTGGCTCGCTCGGATGAGACGCGGAGGGTGTCCAGCTTAAATGATGTAGTGGTGAGGTAGTCCTGCGCTGCGCCAGCAGACTTAGCCAGCATTATTCCTAGAATCTCGTTAAAGCTCTTGGTCTGTAGTTCTGCGCGGGTAAGTCCTGTGTTGTACTTAATGAGCCCGCGAGTAATACCCACATAGCCCTTGCCTAAATCTGTAGTGACTGTGGCTAAGTCCACGCCTGATGCGCGGCTTATCTGAATGGCATTGTTGAGAAGCTCTTGAGACTTAGTAAGTGATCCTGTGATGTTGAGCAAAGATTGAAACGATGGACGAAGAATGTCATCCGATATTGCCGCGCTTTGTTCAAGGCTAGATATAAAGTCTGCGACCTGAACCTTTGAGAAGGAAAGCCCAAGGTTGTCAACTGCGCTGGATAGCCTGCGAGCTGCGGCTTCATCTGCTGCAAAGGCGTTGACTGCCGCCTTGCCATAGGCTGCCATGGCTGATGCGCCAAGGGTGATGCCTAACGTGCGACCTAACTTTTTGACTGTCTTATCAAGACGCATGGCGGCATTATCAGCATCCTTAAATGCCTTCTTGCCTACGAACTCCGCGGCTATATCAACTCTTAAGTCTGCCATTATCCTTTAACCTTTGCATTGAACTTAGCGGCTGAACGCTCGATAGCCTTGATTACTCCTGCTGTGGCTTTGCCTTGATCTTCCTCGAAGGCTCTAAAGATTGCGCGACCTGTCATCTTCTGTTTATCGCCCTTGAGTTGTCCACCCAATTTAGGCGTGAAGTTGCCAGTAACTCCAGACTTACGTCCTGCAGTCTCATAGATAGCACCCGCAGCAGACTTGTTAAATATAGAAGCTAAAGCCCTGAAGCCTGAACGATTGGCTTTGCTAGGGCTTGTCTTGTAACTGATACTGCGGCGAGCAATAGTGGCATCATAGAAACGATTAGCCCAACGACCTTTGGCGTTAGGGCGGCGTAACCATCCGCTTGGAGCTTCTGCGTTTGATGGCAAGTAACCGCGAGCATCCTTGACTACTGGCTTAAGGAAGGCGGTTATTTCTTTGGTTGTCTCTTTGGCTAATTCAGGCTCGAACTGGCGAAGGGCTTTACGATAAGCGATTACGCCTTGGATTTTTGTTGGCATCTCGCTGCTCCTTTGCTATGTCCTTTAATACCTGTACATGAGCCTTGAAAGCCATCGTAGGAAGTTCCACGATGGAGTTGAACGGAACTCCATACTCATAACTCAATCGAGCTGCGAGATAGGTGAGGGAGTTCCGATCTAACCTAAAGGGTCAGACTCTAAGACCTCGACACTCTTGAGAGTAGCAAGGAAGTCTTCGCCGAAAGGCTTGACTGTTTCACCCGAACGTCTAATTGCTTCCCAGCACAGCCAGTAAACGTCTGACTGCTTCTGATCTTCAATCAGGGCTTTGTGAAAGCCCTTCTTGGCATAGTTCTCAAAGCTGTACTCCAAGACTGGAGTTATCTCAAACTCCTGCACTTGTCCGTCAGCCCTTGTTACTTTGAGTTTTGCCATAGCCCTTTATCTCCTTATTAGAATGTGCCTGTTGTGGCTACTGCTACTGTACCAGAGACGTTAAATGTAAGGCTTTGTACTCCGATGTCGGAGACTGCGCCGTTAATGTCTGTGGTGTTGTTGATAAGGCAGGTAGCGGTGTACAGAGGGTTGGTTGCTGATACAGCAGTTCCTTTTGTCTGTAGCAAGACTACTGTTACGTTTGTTCCCCACGCTGCCTGCAAGGTAGGAAGAACTGTTCCTGTTGCTGTGTCATTGAGGAAGTCAATAGTGATAGAAGATGCTTCTAGACCCTTGACGAACTTGTGTCCTGAATCGCCCATTGCAGTTACTTCGAGTTCATCAAAGCTGCGGTTGAGGGTTACTGATGTGACGTAAGCAGATAGATCGACAGAGTTAATCTTCACGCCTACATTGTTGTTTAGAAATACAGCCATTTGGATTATTCCTCGTCTTTCTTAGTAGTTGCTGGCTTTGGTTCTGCTGCTGGTGGAAGCTGACCGATTTTCTTTAGGAAGTCGGCTTGTTCCTTTGTCCAATCGTCCATTCGATTAGCTCCATTCCGTTAGTGTTGAAAGGCTCAAATCTACCGAGAGCAAATCGCCTGTTGGTAGATTGAGAACTTTAGGGCTGCTTACGCTGCCGACATTGAAGGCAATACTTGATGCATCCAAGAGCTGAAAGACTCTAATGATGTCATCCTCGATGCCTGCGAGGTTTCCTTGATTGTCCAGTAATGGCACAAGGATAGTGATAGTAAAATTGGCTAAAGGTGAGATGCTGGTTTTGTCATTGTTAGTAGGCGTGATGTATGGATCAGCAGGGCTGACAATAACGCTGTTAGCAATAGGCGTAGCAGGTGGGAACGAAAACACGCTCCACTTGGTATTGTCAGTAAGTGCCGAGGCTATAGAAGCTCGAAGGGTGGTTATCGCTGGCATCAGCCCACCATAGAGTTAGGGCTTAGGTAAGGTGCTAGTAAGCCACGAACGCGAGCCATGAGTTGATTAGACATGGTGTAAGGGCTTGGTGCGTAGCCGTCAATAGATACGCCTTGACCTGTTGGGGCTTGACGCGCTTGCCAGATAGCCACAGAGACCATGAGGCTGGC